GATTATTACCACCACACCCAAACCAAAAGAATTAATTGTAGACCTAAACGAGGGCAAAGTAGGCGGCGACGTGTATGTGTCAAACGCCTCGTCTTATGACAACAGAGCCAACCTCTCAGAGACGTTCTTCAAACAGCTTGAGACTTACGACGGCACTGACATTGGCCGCCAAGAGATCTATGGTGAGATCCTTGACCCGGAGCAGTCCGGAATCATCAAGCGCAAACAATTTAAGCTCTGGCCAGCCAACAAGCCGACTCCAACGCTGGAGTATGTCATTGCGTCGTATGATCCGGCGACTTCTGAGAAGACAATGAACGACCCAACCGCCTGCACCATCTGGGGCGTGTTTGAACAAATCGATGCAGGTACGGCAGTAATACTACTAGACTCTTGGGACGAACACCTGTCCTACCCGGAGCTGCGTAGGAAGGTAATCAATGACTTCAAGGAGGTCGTCTACGGCGCCGATAATGACTTTGGCAAGGGCCGAAAGGCAGACCTGATCCTAATGGAAGACAAGTCGGCGGGTATCTCGCTGATCCAGGAGCTCCAGGGCGCCGGTGTCCCGGTTAGAGGTTACAACCCCGGCCGAGCCGATAAGGTACAACGATTAAACATTGTAGCGCCCCTGGTATCAAAGGGTAAGGTCTGGATACCAGAGGAACCACAACGAAAAGGAGAATATGCAGACTGGGCAAAACGTTTTCTGCGTCAAGTATGTTCATTTCCAGAGGCTGGCGGACACGACGACTACGTCGACTCCCTCTCGCAAGCGTTGCGCGTTCTACGTGATTCTGGATGGATCCAACTCGACCCGCTACCAGCTCGAGACTATAGTTACGTGGACGACGACATGAGCAAGCGATTTGCCAACCCCTACGCCCAGTAGGGCGGATCCCCTAAGTTTTGTGCATTAGTATAAATAGGAATAACTACCCGCTCAAAATGAACTTTCTAAAGACCCCCCAACAAAAACTAATGGAAGAGGCCGGCATGATGCCCGCCTCCCCGGGTATGTTAAAGACCCCACAACAGGCGTTGATGGAGGAGTCTGGCATACAGCCCAAGTTTTTTGCTGACGGCGGTAGCACAAATCAAATGAGCGTACAAGATATGTTGGCGGCATTAATTGCAGCCGGACAGGAACCACAAAAATTTGCAGGCGGCGGACTATCAACCCCGGCAAACATTGGAACTCAGGTTGCCTTTAACGCACCGTTTTTGACCCCTGAAATTTTAGAAATGCGAAAGAATATCGCCGCTAAAAAATACGGACCCGCAGCAGAAAACGCAGCCTCTTTAGGTTTGGCAGTAGCGCCATTAAATCCCCTTACTGCTTTTTTATCATTAATGGGCCCTAGCCAACTTGGTGACGCAACATTAGACACTTACAGAAAACAGCAAGCAGAAGAAGCTGCAAGACAACAAGAAATGATTCGTAGGCGTGCAAGAGCACAATCCCCGGTATTTAAACACAACCAGCCAGTGGAAATGATTGACTTGCAAGAGCAGCCAAGTTTTCCTAGCCTATCCAAATTCTACAACAGATAACTTATGGTAAACCCAATACTACCCATTCAGTCTGGCGCAAATTTGCCTGGCCTTGAAAATGAACAAAACGTTAAAGAGGCAGCCGCGCAAGATGCGGAGATGGATTACTACGAAGACGCGCTGGGACTAGAACCTGGCGACGTTGAAGAGGAAGTCATTGAGTTAGAAGATGGTTCTGTTGTAATTAACTATCAAGAAAAACAAAGCCCACGCAAAAACCCAGAGTTTTATGAAAACTTGGCTGAGGTATTTGATGACGGCACACTACAAGCTCTAGCAACAGAGTACTTAGATTTAATTGACGCTGACAAAGAGTCGCGCACACAACGAGACAAACAGTATGAAGAAGGATTGCGTAGAACTGGGCTTGGAAAAGATGCACCAGGAGGGGCGACGTTTGACGGTGCTTCCAAGGTGGTTCACCCAGTTATGGCAGAGGCCTGCGTTGACTTCGCTGCTTCGACGGCTAAAGAATTACTTCCACCCGATGGTTTAGTTAAATCAAACATCAAAGGCGAAGCAGATCGATTAAAAGAAGAGACAGCAAACCGTAAGGTTAACTTCCTTAACTGGCAGCTCTCAGAGCAGGTACCTGAGTACCGCGACGAAATGGAGCAACTGTTAACTCAATTGCCACTAGGCGGTTCACAGTTTCTTAAGTGGCGCTGGGACGAAGAACAAAAGCGCCCAATCTGCGAGTGGGTTGCGATTGATAACATTTTGTTACCATACGCATCTACCAATTTCTATACTGCGCAGCGTGTAACCGAAGTACAAGACATTACCGAAGACACATTCTTGCAACGTGTTGAGGCAGGTATCTACCTTGACATTGATAGTGAATATTCATCTGACGCGCCGTTAAATGATCAGACTAGATCTGAAAAAGCAAACAACAAAATCGAGGGCAAAGACATGCCCTCTAAGAACATTGACGGATTGCGTCGTGTTTATGAGATTACTTGTTTCATGCGTTTGGATGAAGACGATCAAACTCAAGGACAACGCGCGCCATACATTTTAATGATTGATGAGACCACAGGCAAAGTCTTGGGTCTGTATCGTAACTGGGAAGCAAATGATGAGAAGTTTGAAAAACTGGACTGGTATGTCGAGTTTAAATTTATCCCTTGGCGTGGCGCTTATGCTATTGGCCTTCCCCATCTTATTGGTGGTCTTAGCGCTGCTCTCACTGGCGCTCTACGCGCTCTCCTGGACGCGGCGCATATTAACAATTCCCAAACGCTACTTAAACTCAAGGGTGGACGAATTGGTGGCCAAAGCGATCGAATCGAACCTACGCAAGTAGTAGAAATTGAGGGAGCACCTGGTGTTGATGATGTTCGCAAGATTGCGATGCCAATGCCGTTTAATCAACCATCCAGTGTATTATTTAATTTACTTGGCTGGTTAACTGATGCAGCAAAAGGTGTTGTTACTACTGCAGAAGAAAAGATTGGCGAGGCAAACAACAACATGCCGGTTGGTACGGCCCAGGCTCTTATTGAGCAAGGCGCTAAAGTATTCTCTAGCATTCACGCACGCCTACACCGCAGCCAAGCTAAGTCTCTGGCAATTGTTTCGCGTATTAATCACTGGTACCTGGCCGACATGGACAACCAGTCCGGTGAGGCAATTGAGGTTCGTGACTTTGCGTATAATAACGACGTACGTCCAGTATCTGACCCCAACATTTTCTCTGAGACACAACGCTTAGCTCAGAACCAGGCGCTGTTACAAATGGCAGCCTCCGCACCACCCGGAATGTTTGACATCCGTGCGGTGTATCGTAGAGTATTAAACCAATTAAAGGTGCCGTCTGTTGACGAGATACTACCCAATCCGTTGGGAGCAAAAGAATCCAATCCTGCGCTAGAAAACGTTGCCATGACAATGGGACGTCCTGCCGCAGCATACCCAGACCAAGACCACATCAGTCATATCAAGATACACTTAGAGTATGCGATGAACCCTGCGTATGGTGGCAACCCAGTGATTGGCCCAACATTCGCGCCCAACGCGTTAGAACACATCAAGCAACACTTAACGCTGCACTACTTGCAGTCCATGCGCGCGTACGTGGCCCAGGCATCTGGCGGCAAAGATACGCTAGAGTTGCACCAAGAAAAGCCACTAGACTTAGAAGCTCAACAAGCGTTAGCCCTAGCCTCGCAGATGGTAGGTCAAGATTCGCAGATGACTATGCAGCCATTCGTACAACAGATTCAGGCATTGGCTCAAAAAGTTGCGCAGGCGCAGCAGTCTAGGATGGAACAAATTGCGTCCCAAGACCCAACCGCCCAGGTTATTCTTAAGACCCAAATGGCAGAGACCCAGCGTAAACAGCAAGAGGCTCAGTTTAAGATGCAGATGGATCAGCAAAAGAGTCAGCAAGACTACGAGATTAAGATTGCTGAATTGCAACGCAAAGTAATGGAATTACAGAGCAAGTACGATCTGCAAACCGAACTTGATAACCAGAAAAACTCTACCAACGTGGCAGTTGCCAGTATGAATAACTCCTCGCGCGAGCGCGTGGCAGCACTACAGGCTCAGGCACAGCTATCTGCTCAAGAGTTAGCACTTGCCCAAGAACAGGCTATGCTTGGTATTCAGGCAGTAAACGAGGCAGAGAAAGATATCCGTCAGCATGGTATCGAGATTGAGCGGCAAAATTTTTTAAATGAAGCTGAAGTAACAAAACAGGCAGTACAAGCAGCACTACAACCAAAACCCACCACAGGAGTATAACATGGCCGAAAATTTAAAAGGCTTCCGTCAAACATACCAGGAGACTGGTCAACTCTCTAGCGGCGGCGGCCCTGGAGAGAAAAACCTAGACGCCGGCGCGTCTGGTAGCCACCGCGATAACAACTGGAAGAAGGGCGCAGCCCAAAACAAAATGGCTAAAGGCTGCAAAGTTGGGCCAGATAAAAATCTTAAAGATATCAAAGGCGGCAATTTTTATTAATTTTAGGGCGGAATCCTTCATATACTTGCATTAGTGAGATTATGAAGGACTTTTTATCTGAAATTATCGGTCGTGTAAAGGCTGAGCAAAAATCATTGGCGGAGTCCGTTACCGCCGGTATTAACGTAAATTCGTTTGAAGATTACCAGAGATTGGTGGGCCGACACGAAGGTTTTAAGATTACGTTAGACATTATTAACGATATTTTAACGGAAGACGAAGAAGACGAATCGTAGGATTCAAGAAAGGACTGCCGCATGGCATTTGATTTATCACAAAAGGAAGACCCAGATCTTCGTTCGGAAGCGGAATGCTTTCCAGACATAGATCCAGGTATTGAAGTGGCCGGGGATCGTGTTTTAGTTCAACTAAGACGCGAAAAAGCTAAAAGTAAGGGTGGAATTATCCTCGTAGATGAGACCCGACAGACGTTACGTTTTAACGAGACTGTAGCTAAAGTACGCCAGATTGGCCCACTAGCATATAAGTCGCCAGATACCTTAGAGCCTTGGATTGAAGGCCCTTGGTGCCAAGTTGGTGATTTGGTTAGGACCATCAAGTACGGCGGTGACCGTTTTGTTGTTAATCCGGATGATGATGGCTCCCCCGTGGTGTTTATTACCATCCAGGCACGTGAAATCATCTCACGCATCAAGTCGTTTGAGCATGCGCAAAAGATGAAGGCGTTTGTAGACTAATTTTGAAAGAAAATTATGGCAGATAATGAAAAAGACGTTCCTATCAAGGAACAAAGTGATGGCTCCGTTTTAGCCAAACTGGAAGAACATGTTGATCATTTTCCAGAAGAAGAAAAACAAGAAGTTACTGTAGATGTAGAAGACAGTGATCAGGACGATGATGAACCCGTAGAAGCCGCTGAAGGTGGCGAGGTGGACTCTGATCCTGAAGAAACCGACGAAGACCGCGCAAAGATTCGCGAGGCTCGCAGAGAAGAGCGTAGACTTAAAAAAGAATTAAGTAAACAACGTGACGCAACGTCCCGCAACAAAATTAGTGCACTTGAGCGACGTAATGCTGAACTAGCAGAGCGTTTAATCAAGTTAGAGAACACGGCGGCATCGTATCAGTTTGCACAGATTGATAAGGCAATTGAAGACGAGGCAACTCGTGTAGAGTACGCCAAAATGAAGATGTTGCAGGCCGCACAAGAAAATGATGCGGCAGGACAGGTAGAATATTTAGAGCAATTAACAGACGCAAAACAACGTTTGCAACAAGCTCAGTACTACAAGAAACAACAAATCGAGCAGGCAAAAGCTCCAAAGCAAAACGTACCAACCCCGATTGCAGAAGAAGTACAACGCAACGCAACTCAGTGGTTAAAGAAAAACTCTTGGTACGATCCGCAGGCTCGAGATACA